GTACATCAGTATATAAAATCAGACCTGATCCTAAAGATCCAGAAGGAGGATTACCATCAACTATTCAAACCGCACCAGTCGATAAAAGATTTCCTAAACAAACAGAGCTTATTGATGCTGGTAGAAATGACAAACCATTTAATTTAAATTCTTATCCAGGATTTGATCCTCATGGATTATATATTGGCGTGGATACACCTTTAGATAAGTTATTTTATGTAAATGAAGATTATATATTAAGTGATAATGCTATGGATCAAAACTGGGGTGGTACTGAATATAGTAATCAAATGGCAACTATTCAAAATAAAGGTGATGGACGATTAGATGGTCAAAATTTTAAACCATTTTATATTTATAAGGAAGATTTAAAGTAATTTCGTTATATAAAAATAATATATTTATTACTTTTTTATAATACAGTATATGTCTAATACAAAAGAATCTTATACCCAAACAAATGATGAAGATATAGAAGATAATAAAAATATTCCTCACGAATTTAAATGTAAAATAGATAGTAAATTACATAAAACAATTTTTAATAAAAGTTTAGTTAAAAATGTATTATTAAATGATTGGCTATTAGATAATTTTAGAAATTTGATTGGATGTTATTATTCAATATTACATAAAATGATCATGATAATGGGATTATTTATTATAATATTTAGTAATGATATCATATCATTATGTGCAGTATTATTAATACTTTTCTTAGATTCTGTTAGTAATATTATTATGTATGATTGTCCTTTAACAATGTTAGAAAAAAGTTATTTAGGACATTCATTTACATCTACAAGACTTGAGTTTTTACAGAATATTGGTATTTTATATACAAACTCGCGTGTATATGATACTCAATTGGAACTAATTATTAATGTTAGTGCCGCATGTATATTTAAAATTTTATTATTATGTATATTTAAATGGTATAATATTATTACATTAAAATAATAATCCGAATATATTTTATTATTTTAATGAAGAATTGGAAATATTTTAAAGAATCGTTAATTATAAATTATAAATCTTGGATAGCTTTATTAATATCATCATATTTAGTATGTGATTATAATCTATTTACAGGAATATATAATTATATAATTGGTATGTTATATATATATTTTGGTCATATATTTTATCATTCACCTTTATCAACATTTTATTATTATATTCATACTTACCATCATGATCATACAGATAATAATAGTATATTATTTGAAGTTGTAATGGAATTTGTAGGTACTATGATGCCTATAGTTGTCATTTATTTATTATATAAATGTGAAAGATTAATATTAGGATTTAATCCTTATGTATATTTATTTTTCGCATTATTTTATTCTACTGTTCATATATTTAATTATACATTATTACGATATAATAATACACACATGGAACATCATATAAATATTAATGGAAATTATTTTCCGGATATATGTGATTTATTATTTAATACAAAACATAATCCATCAGATGTAGAAAATACAGATCATTGGATACCAAATATAATTGCTGTAACATTATTTGTATTATTTGCTAAAAATTTTTATAGAAAATATAAAAATAAAGAATTTTTAAAATTATTATTTTTTATTATTTATGGATTAATGTATGATAGTATTATAATTTTTGGAATATATTATTATATTAAAGATTTGTTAGAAAATGATATTTTAAATAAACAAAAATTCGAGAATAATATATGTTTTATACAAAAAAAATTACATAATAATCTCTAATTTTTTATTGGAAACTATAATATGGATAATAATATTAATAAAATAAATATGAAATTTTTATTAAATAAACAATACAATGTAAATACAAAAGATAATAGTGAAAAAAATAATTCATCTGTATGTAATAATGATTTAAAATTTTATAAAAAACGTATAATTGATATTTCTAAAAAAATAATAAATAATGAAATAGAAAATAATGAAACAAATAGTTCTATTATAAATAGTTTTAGTTTATTTGCAAATAATTGTATCAAACATTTTAAATCAATCGATATAAATGATGAATATCAAAGTAACTTTAAAGATATAGTTAAAAAAGAAAAGAAAATCAAAAAATTTGTTTCATTTGAAGATGATAAAAATAAAATAAATGAAATTTTATTTAAAGAGGAGAAAATACCAACATTAGATACGTTTGTTACAAAAATAAAAACGGCAGATGAACAAATTATTATACCAAAACAAACTATACCAAATATTTATAGGTCTGAAAATAGACGTAAAAATATAAAAAAGAAACAAAATAAAATATCATCATTATATAATGAAGAAGAAAATCAGAAACACAAAAAAGAATAAACATAAAAATAAAAATAAAACAAAGAAAAATCATGATTTTGTACAATGTGGTCCTCTATCTGGTAATAAATCATATACCTGTTTTACAAGTAGTCAAATATTTAAATTAAAAGATATTTGGAATAAACGAAGACCCGATAAAAAAATAAATAATAATGACCCCAGAGGAATTTGGAATATACTAAGAATTAATATGCAAAATTCATGTAACCGCGAATCATGCTGGTTAAGACAAAATATATTTAGCTTAAAATTAGATAAAGGATTATTTAATGTATTTGCGCCTCTTAGACCTAAAACATGGGATAAAAATAAAAATGAATGGTTATCTGGTAGTGATATTGAAAAAGTTATGAAACAATATGAAAAGAAATATCCATATTTCGAATTTATAGGTCCTTCACCTATAGATTATGATGTAATAGAAAGTTATGGTATATGTGTATGGGAAGAATTATGTAAATTTAATTTACAAAACATAATAAAAAGAGGTATAAAAAAAATAGGTATTATATTTAATTTAGATAAACATACAGGACCTGGAACACATTGGGTATCTATGTTTATTGATATACCGAAATACAATATTTATTATTATGATAGTACTGGATTTGCTACACCTAAACAAATAACAAAATTAGTAAATACTATAAAAAAGCAACAATTATTAATCAATAAAGATAAGCCATTTGTATTACATATAAATAAAGTAGAGCATCAATTAAAAAACACCGAATGCGGTATATATTCACTTCATTTTATAATTAATATGCTTACAAATAAAAAATCATGGAATGATTTTCAAAAATATAAACTACCAGATAATTTTATCGAGAAATTTAGAAATATTTACTTTAATGATAAATTATAGTTATTATACAAATATATATATAAAAAAATATCTGTATTGTAATTATATGTCATTATTCGTAAATGATTCAAATATAATTACAAATTCAATATTTTTAGAGGGGCAAGTAACAAGAAAAGAAATAACAAATATTGCAATATTTGAGTTCGAATATCCATATGTATATATTACTTTTAATCACGAACAAATAACTGATGATTATAATTTAGAAATATTTTTTCAAACGTGGTTAAGTATTTATAATGATAAAAAACCATATATTATTATTTTTGATGGTACAAAAGTTCAGTATGCAAAACCAGGATTTATATTTAAATTTGTAAAATTTATGAAAAAATTAAGAAAACAAGAACCTCAGTATTTACAATATAGTATTATTATTATTGATAATTCTTTTATTAGAGGATTAATGAATATGGTGTTTAGAATTCAAAAACCAGTAGCTCCTGTATATTTATGTAAATCAGCAGATGAATTACTAGAACTACATAATAAAATTCATAAAAATACTGCATCACGTGTAGTCTTACAAGATAATACTGATGTTACGGAACAAGAAATAAAAAAAATGTATTTTGATAATAATTATAGAGAAGAAAACATTTAAATTTAAATAAATATATTATTAATAAATGTCTATTAATATATTTACGGATAATAGTAATAAGGCGTTGTTATGGGAAATATTGCAAGAATCATTTGACAAAATTGATCAAAATGATTATTCTACTTTTAAAAATTTCTTTGAAATTCATATTGAAACATTAAATAAAAATATGGAAAAAAATAACAATAATGAATTAATTGAAAAAAATAAGTTTTTTATTCAAGATACATTAGCATTAATTAGAAATAATCAATGGAAATATAAGTATAATAAACAACCATATACATCAGATGAAGTAAAAGAACAGAATATGAATGAATTTGAAAAAAGATTTGTACAACGACAAAAAGAATTTTCTAATTTAATTAACATCAAAAAACCAGAAGAACTGTCGTTTGAAGATAATAATTCAGATTTCAATCAAGATATAAATGTACAATTGGAGAGAATGCAGAGAGAAAGGGAAATAGAAATAGATTTTAATACTCAAAATGAAAATATTAGTGGTAAAAAAATACAAATATTAGAAGATGAAATACCTAAGAAAAAGGTAACATTCAATAACTTAATAGACAGTATTGAAACAGAGGAAAATATACTTCAGGATACAACACAAATTGATTTTATTAATGATATTAAAGAAGATATTTCATTTATTAAAGAAGAAATGACTCAGTTAAAAAATACAATGAATCTATTATTAAATAGAGATAATTAGTGCATATTTAATTATTTTCTTATTAATTTATAATATGGAAAAGGAAATAGAAGATGTAGATAAATATTATAAAAAAAAATCGTACTATAATAATCTAAAAAAAAAGCAAATTATTAAAATTCGTAAGGATAATACATTGAATAAGCAAGAAAAAATGGAAAAAGCAAAAAAACTTAGACTACCTTGTCTATTCTGTAAAAAAATGTATGGAACTATTTTTGAAAAAAAGGAAAACCATTTAATTTATAGATGTGGAGGAGAAGCAGGAGGTTGTGGTAATATAGTAAAAATTAAATTATATGCTCATACATCTGGAGAAAATATTAAAAAGTTATTTTATGACGAGATTAATGAATTAAAAGAAAAAATTATAAAATTAAAATGTTCATTATTATTTAATTATGTCAATAAAGAAGTAGCTATTGAAAGATTTGAAAAATTTAATAAAGAATTAAGTATTAACTCTGAAATATATCTACATACATTACGAAAATATAACAACCATGTTTCAAATATTAATTTTATTGACGATGAATTAGAAGAAATGGTAAAAGAACATCAAACAAATGTTTTAAAAATAAAAGATTATTTTGAAAAATATAAAACAGATCCCACACAAGCATATTTAACTGATATAGCCACTATATACAAAACAATTATTAAACCATTAGATGACAATATACGCAATAAAAAATATAAAAATATGGAAGTTATTATTGAAGAAGAAAATGGTAGATATATCAGTAAATTAAAATATAATACACATAATCCAGCTGATATTGAAGAATTTTATGATTTAGAAGAAGAAAAAGTTGTTAAGAAATCAGAACCTATTGTTAATACACAATTAGCAGATGAATTAGTTGAACTCATAAACAAGGTACAAGTGAAGGATAATTTAATATATTATGATAATAAGATAATACTAAATAAAAGAAATTATGAAGAAAATAAAGAAAAATTAGAAAATATGGATGAATTAGATAATGATATTGCAAAATCTAAGAATTATATAATTGAAACAATATATGAATCGGAAGATAAAGGTGAATTAGTAGCAATCGATCCTGATACTGGCATCTCTTATAAAATAACTTCTTAGATACTAACACGTACATACGTACTATAAGTATAAACTATTTATATAAACAACTTAATAAGAATATAGTAAGTTGTCTATACATGAATGTCATATCATACTTAGTAAAACACGATTATATTTATCCACTCGCGTGGGAAGATCCTGTAGTTGATAACGAAGTTTTAAATATTAATAGTAATGATACTATTTTAGGAATTACAACTGGTGGTGATAATATATTAAATTATCTAGTACATTCTCCTAACAAAATTATTACATGTGATTTTAATAAACATCAAAATTATTTATTGGATATGAAAATGAGTTCTATATCTAACTTATCACGTGACGAATATTATGAAATGTTTTTTAATAAAAATCAAATTATTTGGATATTTAATAAATCAAAATTATTAGATTCTTTGAAATTAGAAGGATCTAGAGAGTTCTGGGAAAAAAATGGTGATGAAATATTTAAATCTTTTATTTATTCTGGAACATGTAAATATGCAAAATATCTTACATATATCATACCAAATATATTATTAAATTTATTTAATAATCATTATGAAAACTTAGAACAACAAACAATCGCATATAATAAAATTCGACCATCTATTTTATTTATTACTAGTATTATGGACTTCATATTATTTACATTAGGATTCGTTACTCTATTTGGTGTCCCCAATGAACAAGTAGATACAAATAACGAATTTAAATGTATTGAATTTATTGATTTTATATGTAGAAATACTATGCTTTCTACTAATTATTTTTATAGTGCTTACGTAAATGAAAAATTAGAAAAAAATAATTTACCAGAGTATTGTAATGAAAAATATTATGACATTGTTAAAACACAATTACACAAAATAACAATACATACATCTACATTAGAAGAATGTATGACAAATATAGAAGATAATAGTGTTACAAAAGTATCACTACTAGATCATATGGATTGGATGGGAGATGTTACAATTAATAATGAATTATTTCAATTACAAAGAATTGTAAAAGAAGATCATACTATTATATATCGAAGTTTTTCTAAGAATATTCCAAAAAAATGTCTAGTTAAAAATACAAATTGGTCTGATTATACTCATAAAACAACATTAAAAAATAAAGATAGATTAGGAACTTATTTGTCATTACATACTATTAAATTCAATAAAACTGAAGAATTTATTCCATATATTGATATATCATTTTGTAAAAAATATAATCTATATGATGAAGTTAAAATGTTATATAATATTTATTTTAATCAAATGAATACAGAATTGTTATCACATAAAGATAGATTAGATAGTTTTTATGAAAATCAATCAGAATATTATGATACATATAGACAATATATGTTACATGGTAGGGAATCATTAATTGCATCTATTCCTTTTAAGTATAATTCAAAATGGTTGGATATAGGTGGAGGAACTGGTTATAGTATTAATTTAATTAAAAATCAAATTAATTTATTTGATAGAATTGATATTATTGAATACTCTACTTCAATGTATAACGTTCTTGTAAAAAATATATCTCATTTTAAAAATGTTAATGCGTATTGTGAAGATATACATAAATATGAATCAGATGTAAAATATGATGTAATTACATTTAGTTATAGTTTAGTTATGATACCTGATTTAGAAAAAACAATAAAGAAAGCTATAAGTATGTTGAATACTGGCGGAATATTAGCAATCACAGATTTTTATGCCGATAATAATATAAAAGGTAGATTTTTTAAACATATTTTTTCATATGATGGTGTTTATTTAACTAATAAAATACACGATAGAATTATTAGTAATATGATGTGTAATTTCCATACAAAAATAGACGATGGTAGTTTTCCATATATACCTTTCTTAAAATGTAATTATTTTACGGGTATTTATAAATTAAAATCTATGTAAAATATATGCCAGTTGTAGGTGAAGGAACGTACGGGTGTGTTCATAAACCTAGTTTAAAATGTAATACAACTCGAAAGATAAATTATACAAATAAAATTTCAAAGTTAATGACAAAGAAAGCTGCGGATGAAGAAATTAAAGAATATTCTAAGATTAATAAATTAGATAAGACATCAAAACATTATTTAGGTATGCCTCTTAAATGTTTAGTTGAAAATAATAAAGAGTCTTTTAATGAAATAAAACAATGTAAAAAATCATCCAAATTTTTAGAAAACAAAGATAAGTTAAGATTATTAGTTATGGAAGATGGTGGATTAAATTTAAGTGATATTTTTAATAACGAATTTTTAAATTATTCAGTTGAAGAAAAAATACATACATGCGAATTAATTTTCATATTTCTATATGATATATTTTCTAGTTTGAAATTTTTTACAAAAGAACAACTTTATCATCGTGATATTAAATTGGAAAATATTGTATTTAATCGTAATGAACGAAAAATGAGTATTATTGATTTCGGATTTATGGATAGTAAAAATAATTTAATAAAACAAGCAATTAGTGATAAATATAATTTAGGTGTTGTATGGTGGTCTTTGGCACCATACTCATTATTTATAAATAAAAATGATTTTGTAGAAGCAAATATTTTACAATCTAATCCTAATTTGGTAAATAAATTTATGTTAGATAATAAACTATATAATGGTGATCAGATTAATTATTTTTTTAAAAGAATTACATCTAAAAATAATATTGATAAAACATTATTACGTAATACTTTATTAAGTCAATTAAAAAACACTATATCATATCTAAAAAAAACATCACATACACAGTTTCTAAATGAAGCATTTCCTGCATTAGATGTACATAATCTAGGTATGGTATTATTAGAATTGATTGGATATACAAAAGAATATATAAATAATCCCGAGTTTATGAATGAATTAAAATCATTAGGTATGAGTATGATTAATTTTGATGTGTATAATCATATAACAATAAAACAAGCTTCTATTAAATATGAATCTATACTTAAAAAATCTGGATTACTTAATAAAAATAAGTACTGGATAAGAGACGATAAAGTATTTAAAATAGATAGAAATATATATAAATCAAAAAAAAACAAAGAAGAAGATTATCCAGTTGATATGATATTTAATGTATTTGATAAAAAATTTAGACATCAAACTAGAGATAAAGAAAAAAGAAAAAAGATATATAAAACATATGTAAAGAAATTTAGTACTAGTGATAAAGCCCAAACTAGAAAAAATACTAAAGTATCCCCTGCTAAAACTAAAGCTCAAACTATAAAAAATACTAAAATATCTCCTATTAAAACTAGATCGCAAACCAAAAAAAATATTAAAATATCTCCTATTAAAACTAGATCTCAAACACAAAAGAAGGTAGTTAGATTTGTTACATCTATTAAAGATGGTACTACAAAACAATTAAAAATCCCCACAAAATCTAGAATAGAACCCAAAGAATTAACAAGAGAAGAAACCAAAAATTTAAGAAAAATATTAAAAGATATCAAAACACCAACAAATAATATATCACAATCTAGACAAACTAATCAATCACAATCTAGACAAACTAATGTTTCACAATCTAGACAAACTAATGTTTCACAATCTAGACAAACTAATCAATCACAATCTAGACAAACTAATGTTTCACAATCTAGACAAACTAATCAATCACAAATTAAACGTACAAATGCATCTTATGCTCTTCCTATTGGACATTATATTAATCCTAAAACAGGAAATTTAAATAAATTACCTGCTGGTAAAATGATTAGTAAAATAACAGGTAATCTTATTAATATTCCTGTTGGAAAAAATGTTGATTTAAAAACTGGTGAATTATATGATTTATCTCCTGGTAAGAAAGTTGGAAAAACTGGAAAAGTTATAACATTGAAACAGACAGAATATTTAAATCATAAAACAGGTCGTATAAATAAGTTGAAACCTGGTACAACTTATAATAAAACTATTAAAAAGGTAGTTTCTATATGTGAGCCTGAAGAAAAATATAATCCAAAAACTAAAAAATGTGAAAGTATATATGGAACACGACCTTTAAGTTCAAAACTTCGTCTCAAATAATTATATCGTAAATATATTAAATAAATACTATAGTAGTATATTAAATGGATCAATATACAGAGGAAGAACGTAATTTAGTGAGAAAAAATTTACTTTGTTCTATTGAAAATAATTTCAATACAACTAAACAGACTATTAATAATGATAATATTACAAATATAGATTATAATAATATGACTTGTAATATAAGTTTATATAAATTAGCAACTGAAAATTTATTAATGCATAAAAAATTAAATGCTATTGAAAATGAAGTAAAAGAATTAAAAAAAACAATAGATGATTTTAAACAGTAGATTTATTTGTTTTTTAATTTTAATTCACCACATGGACCACAATGATCTTCATTCGCTAGATCTATTCTATAATCTATTTTATTATCGTAAATTAAACCCCACCTACCTAATTGAGTTGGACTCTGTTTCTTTAATAAAGATGGTCTAAAATTATTTTTTACTATTTTTGGAATACTTGATATAATAATATATAATCTATTTTCCATTATATTATTATATGAGATATATTTAAAACCTTTTCTTTAATGTTTAAAACATTTTTTAAGGCACGCAAATAAGCTTTGATTTACATCAATTGTTGTAGTTAAGAGGACAAATGATATATCAATTAATTGAAATACTTTATCTTTATTATTTACTTTTACTAATTCTTTTACTATTAAAATTTCTATTATTGTTTTTATAAATAGTAATACGTTTTCTACAGTTAAAGCGTCTTTCTTTATTTTTTTTACATCTAGGTTAATGATATCCTTAATTAAATTAATTAAAATTGGAACATCGTCACTATTTAAGACCCCGTCTTTTGTTATTTCATTTATTTTTGCAGATATAGATGAAAACGTATCAGGAGAATGTTCTAATATTGTTTGAATAATATCTAATCCTTCTTTATTAATATTTAATGAAACTAGTTCATCCGCTTTTTCTTTAAGGTTTAATGTTTCACTAAATAATAACAACAAATCTAATTTATTAGATGGAGGTACTGGAGGCATAGTTAAATCGGTGGTAACTAACGAATCTGATTCATTCATTTATAATTTCTAAATATTAAATTTATTTATTTTAAACACTGATTAAAAAAATGGCGTTAATTATAATATAATATATATTTAATGACCATAAAAAGATTTTTTTGTTGTTTTAATAATAAAATAACACCAGAACAAGAACAACATATTAGAAAAGAAAGATTAAAACTTATTCTTCCATATTATAGACCTGCTATACATTATAATAATTATAATTTCTAAACTGATTCATTATTAACATCCTCTTTTTTAGTTAATGTATTATGAAGTTCTTTCAATTTATTCGTAAGTTCTTTCATAGAATTTGATAACTCTTTCATATCATTTTCCCCTTGTTTTAAATAATTAATAACATTGTTACATTTATTCTGAAAATGATTATCGGGATTTTTTAAATTTACATTATCAATATTATCATGTACATATTTTACATTATATGTAAAATCTAAATAATCCATTTTTTCTTTTAAATTATCAGACGTTGGTTGAATATTTGAGAAATTTTCTTCCCAGACTTTATCCATTTCTTCTAATGCTTTTTCACTAGCAATTGTATTTAATAGTAAATTAAATATTTGTTTTGTATCTTTTCTGAATATTACTTCATTTAATGTAGATATATTATTATATTTTTCTTGAAATTCTGATAATATATTTATTATTTTATTCATAGATTCATCATCGTCGTTATTAAATAAATCTATAATTTCATTACAGTACTCGTGAGTTAGTTCCATATTTATGTTTAAATGTAAAGAGTTAATTTATCTTTTTCAATTTTTTATATATTTAATATATAAATGAAACTACCTATGGCTTTTTCAAATCACAATAAAAAATTTAGTGAAAATGGATATTCAAATAACAACCTAATTTTTTCACTGAAAAAAGATAAAACAGAATTTAAATCATTGTCAAGTCCAATTGAAAATAAAAGTGTTGTTATTGAAACTACACCAAATCCTATTGTTAGTGTAAAAAATTGTGATACTCAAATAAATATTAATGAAGATACTTTAGTCGAAAAAGTTGAAGAAAAAGTTGAAGAAAAAGTTGAAGAACCAGTTGAAGAACCAGTTGAAGAACCAGTTGAAGAACCAGTTGAAGAACCTGTCGTTGAAAAAGTTGAAGAACCAGTTGAAGAATCAGTTGAAGAATCAGTTGAAGAACCTGTCGTTGAAAAAGTTGAAGAACCAGTTGAAGAACCAGTTGAAGAACCAGTTGAAGAAAAAGTTGAAGAAAAAGTTGAAGAAAAAGTTGAAGAACCAGTTGAAGAAACTAAAGAAATTGTTGTTGAAGAACCAGTTGAAGAAACTAAAGAAATTGTTGTTGAAGAACCGCCAAAAAAGAAACGCGGAAGAAAAAAAAA